GCGATCGTCATGCGTGACTCACTGGTCACAGTGGACGGTGACGAATTCGCCAACCAAGTACGTAAGGCGCGGCTTGTCCCGGACGTCAACATCCAAACCTACAAGACCCTCGTTCCCGACGGCACTGTCCAGGATAAGGACAACGCGACGTGGAACCTCGAGCTCGAGGGGCTGCAGATCAACGAGACCGGTGGTCTCGCGAAGGCTTTGCGGGATGCGGTCGGTACTGTCCTGGCGGTCACGATCCAGCCGAAAACGGGGACCGGTAAGGCAAAGGCGACGATCGACGTGCTGATCATTGAGATCCCGTTCGGTGGCGAGCAGGGCGAGTACATGACCATCGACGTCACGTTGCCGTGTCAGGGCGCACCCGTCTACGCAGTGTCGAGCTGATCATGGCCCCGATCATGACGTTCGACATGACGGCCCGGATGGACAACGGGTCGAAGTGGAAGGTGCGCGCCGATCAGCGCGAGTTCGCCGCGTGGGAGCTGCAAGACTTCGGGACACCGTTCGCGGTGTGGCGCACGAGGATGTTCACCTGTCTGCGGTTCCTGGCCTGGCATGCCGGCAAGCGTCAGCAACTGCACACGCTGACCTGGGAACAGTTCTCCGAGCAGTGCGCAGAGGTCAGCGACGAACGCGCGGCGGAGGATGATGCGGAGGACCCTGGGAACCCGGCAGCGTAAGAGCCACCTACGTTGCCATCGCGTACCTGTCGGGCCGATCCCTCGCTGAGCTCGAGTCTTGGCACCCGCGGGACTTCGCGACCCTGGTCGACATGTTGGAAGAGCAAGCGGCGCAACTGCGTCGACAGGGGAGGTGAGCGGTCATGGCCGGATCCATCGGCGCGTTGGTTCGTGACCTCCGCCGCTACGCCGACGGTAAGGCGCTCGTCCGGGAGCTGGGCCGGGAGTTCCGCAAACCGGTGCCGGTGGTGCGCCAGGCGATCCGCGCTCGCGCGGTGGCGATCCTCCCTCACCGGGGTGGACTGGGCGCGTGGGTGGCCCGTACCCGGGTGACCGCGCAGATTCGGCTGTCCGGCCGGCGGGCGGGTGTCAAGTTGAAGGGGTCGCGGAAGTCGCTGCGGAACAAGTCCGACGTGAAGCGGATCGACCGGGGCCGGGTCCGGGCCCCGTCTTGGGGTCACCGGAGTCGGGCGTCGTGGCATACGCAGACTGTCCGAAGTGGATTCTTCACTGACCCGGCGGGGGAAACGGACGCGTGGCGGGCCGCGTGTATCGCCGCTGTGAACCGGGCGACTGAGGTGATCCGCCGTGGCTGACGCCCGTGACGTCGAGCTGGATATCGTCGCCAACGACAAAACTGACCGGGCTACTCGTTCGGCCGCGAAAGGTTTCGAGGACCTCGACAGGAAGGCGAAGCGCAGCAACCATTCGATCTCCGACTTCGAAAAGCGGCTGAAGTCGTCGGCTTCCAGCGCCGACAAGTTCGGGTCCGAACTGTCCAACACGTTCTCCTCCGTGCTCGGGTCGGCGTTCAAGACGCTGCCGACGGAGGCTAAGGCGGCGGTTGGCGCGTCGGTTGCCGCGGCAGCGCTCGCCTCGATCCCGGTGATCGTGACCGCGATCGACGCCGCGGTCCTCGCCGGACTCGGCGCCGGTGGTCTGGCTGTCGGTATCGCCCTGGCCGCGAAGGATCCGCGGGTCGGTGCCGCGTACAGCAACTTGGGCCGGGACATCTCGACCCGGCTGCAGCAAAGCTCGGCCCCGTTCGTCGATCATCTCGTTGACGGGGCCGGCAAGTTCGGCCGCACCTTTACCAAGATCGCCCCGGCGATTGACCGGTCGTTCGCGAACTTGGCGACCACGATCGACCCGTTCGTCGAAGGCCTGTCCAAAGCGGCCGAGAATCTGATGCCGGGCCTGGAACACGCGTTCGCCGCGTCGGTGCCGCTGTTGAAGGATCTGGCGCGGGAGGCGCCCCGGTTCGGGAAGGTGATCGGGGAACTGTTCGACGCGATCGCGAACGCAGGACCGGGCGCGGAACTGTTCTTCAAGTTCATTCTCGTGTCCGTCGAAGCGTTGATCAAATCGTTTCAGATGCTGGTCGACACGATCGCGCCGGTGGCGAACCTGCTCGCCGCGGTCGGGAACAGCCTCGGGTTGTGGGATATCGGCAAGGTCGACGCGTTCGCGACCAGGATCGACAAGACGGGGGCGTCGGCCCGCACGACCGGCGGGTCGTTCGATGCGCTGTCCCGTTCGACGTACAACACGGCGGCGGCGGCCGACCAGGCGAACGCTGCCTACAGTCGGCTGTTCGGCGAGATGATGTCCGTTGATCAGGCGAACCTCGCCGTGAAGGTGGGCATGACGCAGCTGACCGAAACGTTGAAGGGGCACAAGAAAACCCTCAATGAGGACACGGTTGCCGGACAGCAGAACGTCGGCGCGATCCTGTCGCAGATCGGCGTTCTCGAGCAGAAGAGGCAGGCGGACATCGCGGCCGGCAACGGCACCAAAGAGGCCACCGCAAAGGCGAACGCGGCCTACGCCTCGCAGGTCGGGGCGCTCCGCTCGCTGCTCGGACAGTTGGGGTTCAACAAGAAAGAGATCGACAACCTGATTGCCAAATATCAGCAACTCGCCGCGGTCCCGGACGTCAACGTGAATGTGACCACCCACTACCGGGAGGACGGCCGGCCCCTCGCCGGCAACTCGCGGTACGGGCCCCTGGACAACGCGCTGGGTGGGTCGTGGCGGCCGGCCCGGTTCGCCGCGTCGGCGTTCGCCGATGCGCCGGGCGGCGGCGGCCGGACGATGCCACCGACCCGGGTCACCAGCACGCTGAACGCGACGTTCAACCTGGACGGCCGGCCGTTCCGGGATATGACGGTCAAGGTCGCTCAGGATGAGGGCGACCGGCGCGCGTGGCGAGACAGGGTGACGTCGCGATGACGATCGGGGCGCCGATCTTCGGTGCGGTCAAGACAGCGAACAACGCCAACGTTGCGAACCTCGCCCTCCCGGCGGGTCTCGCCGTCGGCGACATGCTCTTCGTGGTCGCCTACTGCCGTGGGACCGCTGCCACCCTCACAGTGACCGGGTACGCGCCGGAGGCTGTGCCCGCGTTCACGAACCTGCGAGTCTTCACCAAGACGGCCACGGCGTCCGAGTCGACGCCGACGGTGACCGTGTCGGGTGGCGCGGCCGGCGACGACGTGATCGCGGTGTGCGGCAAGATGACCGGCGCCAAGCCGACGGTCCTGGCGTCCGCGAGCTCGAGCAACATCAGTGCGCAGAACATCGCCGCGGCGGCCGTCGACGGGGCCCGGTACCTGTCGGCGTTCCTGGTGATCGGCGGCAAGCAGGACGACTGGACGTCGGTCGCCGCTCTCGCCGGTTTCACGGAGTCGATCGACACGTTCACGACCACCGGCTCCGACGCGGGCCTGGTGATCGACTATCTGATCGGGACCGGCACGACCACCGGGGTGGGCGCGCAGACGTTCGTGGTGACCGGTGGGGCCGCGGCGACCTCCCGGGCGCTGTCCCTCGCGTTCGACGCGATCCCGGTCCTGTCGGTGCTCGAGCAGGACGTCTACCCGCCGCGGGTCCTGGTGACCGTGACCGGGCTGACCCCGGGCGATGACGTGGCGATCTACCGGCAGATCGGCGGGGTGCGCACCCTGGTCCGGACCGGGTCGACGGACACGGCGACCGACGTCGCGTTCCTCGCCGTCGACGCTGAGCTCCCGTTCGGGATGCCCGTCTCCTATGTCGCGGTTGTCCAGAATTGGGAGGTGACGTCGGCGGCGGTGACGTACACGCTGCCCGGCGGGAAGGTGGCCCTGTCCGATGCCGTGTCGGGGCTGTCCGCTGAGGTTGTGATCATGGCGTGGCCGGATAAGACATTCGAGCCGCCGGCGACGAAGTTCAAACTCCGCGGCCGCAACGCCGTGGTGGTCGGGCCGCTGGGTCAGTTCGAGGGTTCGGCGACGTTGTACGTCGAGACGGCCGCGTCGTCGGACGCGATCCATGACCTTCTCGCCGCGGCGACGCAGGGTGTGATCCAGATTCGGACCCCGGACGTGCAGGTGTATCCGGGGTACGACTGCTATGTCGCGGTCACCCGGTGCGTCGAGCGGAAGTTTTCGCAGGACGGTAGCGACCAGCGGCGGCTGTGGGATATCGACATGGTTGAGGTGAACGCCTGGTCGGCCGACCTCGGGGCCGCGACGTTCACCTACGCCGACCTCGAGGCCGCGTACACGGGCCAGACGTACGTCGATCTGGCCGGCGACTACGCCACCTACCTCGCCCTCGCGCAAGCTGACCTAAGTTGATCACCGTGTCGGATGAGGCGGCGGCCGTCATCGAGTCGGGCACATTCGTCTACGACGTCCGGATCGACTCCTACTATGACGGTGACCTTGTCGCCGCTGACCTGCCGCTGCAGATCGGGCCGGCCGAGCTGGGCATCCGGGCCAACCGCGGCGCCCGGCAACGGGTCACGTTCGACGTGCCCCGAGAGCTCGACGGCATCGTGTGGGCGCCGGACGGCACTACCCGGCACCCGCTCGCCGCGAACGGTCAGCGCGTGCACGTGCAACTTGGGGTCGGGACTCGCGGCGGAACGACCGACTTCATCGATTTCTTCGGCCGCGGTTGGTTCGTGGTCATGTCCGCTGAGGCCTCCGGCGATGTGGTGTCCGTCGAGTGCGAGGACCTCCTGACGCTGATCGAAGAGGCCCGCCTGGTTGTGCCCTATCAGCCGTCCGGGACGCTGTCGACGGCGCTGCGCGGCCTGATTGAGCCGGCCCTGACGGTGACCGTCGATGCCGGTCTGAACGACCGTTCGATCCCTGCCGGCATCAATTGGGATGACGAACGGCTGTCGAATGTTCAGCAGGTCCTGGACGCGTGGCCGGCGGAGGCGGCCGTGACGGCTGACGGCTATCTGCAGGTGGTCCCGCCCGCTGACCCGTCGGCCGCCGCGGTGGCGTCGATTGTCCAGGATGAGGGAACGATCGTGTCGGCGGCCGGCTCGAGCAAGCGGCAGGACGGGTTCAGCGCGGTCGTTGCCCGCGGTACGGCCGCCGACGGCGGGCAAGTGCAGGCGATCGCCTATGACACCACCACGGCCCGGTCCTACCCGGGCCCCTGGAATCCCCTGGTGGTCCCGTACTTCTTTTTCTCGCCGCTGCTGACCACCGTGCAGCAGTGCACGCAGGCCGCGAACACGGTCCTCGCCCGGCTCGGCCGCGAGTCAGCGCGCCGGTTCAAGATCGAGGCTGTGCCGGATCCGCGGCTGCAACTCGGCGACATGATCAACGTCGAGTCCGACGCGTACACGGGCCGGGCCACGATCGAAGAGCAGGCGCTGCCGTACCGGGCCGGCGGCTCCGGGATGACGCTGGTCGTTGCGGCGGTGCTGTCATGACGATGCCGCTGGATCCGGGCTCGACCCTGGCTACCGCTTCGTCGACGAAGACGGGTTCGACGCTGACCGCGGTCGTGACCGGGCTCGGGTCGATGACGATCGAGTGTGCCCGGGATATCACCCCGGCGGCCGGTGACGTACTGATCTGCGTCAAGGTCGGGTCGAAGTGGTACGCGATCGGGCGGGCGTTCGCCGCGGCTCCGGCCGACCCGAACCCGAACCCGACCCCGGTCAACACGGGCGGGTCCACCGGGGTCCTGGCCGTGCGGCCGGTGGAGACCCGCTCCTACCGGTCGATCGGGTGGCGTAAGGACAACAGCGACGTCTATCAGGGCCAGTACGGCGGGCAGGGCAACCACACGGGGTGTGTGTTCTTCGGTGCCGCGCCGCGGTCCCTGGCCGGCGCGACCGTGCAGTCGTGCACGGTGGTGGTCCGCCGGAACAACGCGGGCGGGATCACCGCACCTCAGCCGACGTCGATCTTTTTGATGACGAACGCGACCCGCCCGGGTGGGGCGCCGACGCTGCAGGCGTCGACGGTGGCCGGCCCGTCGCTCGGGTGGGGCGGGCAGACCACCTTCACGTTGCCGGCGTCGAGGGGGCAGGCGTTCGTCAACGGGACGGCGGGCGGGATCGCGTTCTTTCGGTCCGGTGCGGCCCCGTACGTGATCCTGTCCGGGCAGGGCACCTACAGCCCTGCGTTCTCCATGTCGATCCGATGGGCGAGGTAGACCAATGCCAGCAACCAGTCGCGGGTATCGGTACCCGTCCAGCACCGACGACGTCCGCCCGTACGAGGACATTCAGTTCCTGGCCACCGACCTCGATACGGATATCACCGCTGTCGTCGCCGGATCGCACCGGATCCTGGGCTGCAGCTACACGACCGCTGGGTCGGTGCTCACGTCGGTCGGCGCTACCGAGCTGGCCCTGGCGGCGTGGGCCGGCGCCGACCAGGCGTTCACCTGGAAAACGGGCTACATCTACCAACTCGATCTGAAGTGTTCCGTGTACAACTCGTCCGCGGCCGGCACCATCGAACGGCACACGATCCGGCTCCGGAAAGCGGTCAACTCCGTTGCCGCTCAGGTCCTCGGCGCGGCGCTGATCAACACGTACGGGAGCGGCACGACCGGGGCGCTGACCTATCACCTGAGTTGGTTGATCGCGAACAACACGGGCGCGGACCTGACCGGGCAGCACGTCGGCGTGACCATGCAGCGGCTCACCGGCGCCGGTACCGCGGCCTTGTACGGCGACGCGACGTACCCGATGTCGGTCACGTCGCGGTCTGCTGGTCTGATCGCGGAGAACGCGAACGTGCTCGCGCTCGCGGTCAACGTCGTCTGACGTGCACGTCGTACGATGTCCGGTATGGACTCGAAGCGGGAACGCACCCGTGCGGCGATCGCCGCGAACGTCCGCCGCGGGCAGGAACGTCTCGCCGAACGGCTCCGGGAAGCCGGCTGGACATGCATCCCGCCGGAGAGCCGAGAGGTGATCACGTTCATTGAGACTGGCAACGGCGCTCGCCCGTCGATGGCCATCCCTGGTCAGTTGACGTTCCGGCCGCCGCGGTGAGCGCGAGCGTTCTGGGCCTGGTGTTGTGCGGGCTGCGGTTTCATCGCTGGTCTAAGCCGTACGTGTCGGGCGACATGTGCACCACGCGTACGTGTGAGCGTCCCGGGTGCCGCGCGTCCTGGTCGGTGGACCACCGGGACCCGTCACGCTGGACAGCCCGCCACCGGTGAGGGTGGCGGGCTGCGGACCTCAGGATAGTTTGCAGTCGGACCGTTCAGACCCGTTCGTGCACGTGACCGTGATCCGGCCGCCGTCGGTCGGTGCGTTGTTCGGGGAGTCGTCGTGCGGCTTCCCCATCGAGCACCCGAGCAGAATCAGCGAGATCCCGATCACGGGCGACAGGACCCACTTCCACCACCACGCCGCGCCCCGCTCTTCGGGTGTCACCGGTCGTTCCTGGCGCGGTGGGCGTTCATGTGCTCGTTCGCCTGAGCTTCCATGATCGCCATGTTGAGGACGGCCGCGAACTGTGACGTTTCGGCGATCGTCATGCGGGTCGCCTGCCCCTGGTCTGTGTCGAGCTGTATCAGGACACAGTCGTCTGCGGCGTCGACGGTGACGATGACGGCCGGCCACTCCGCCCCCATATCGACCGTGATCTTCACTAGGCCTCCCGGGCAAGCTGCACGTAAAGCATGCCGAGGTTCGACATGCCGATGGACATTTGCCGTTCGTGGGCGACTGCGTGTTGGACAGCGGCTTCGACCCCTGCGTCCTTCCCGACTAGCCCTTCCAGTCGGTCTGCCTCCGACAGTGCCTTGTCGGAGTCTTTGGCGAGTAGTCGCGCCCGTTCAAGCATCTCCGCCCGGGTCACGACCGCGGTCCTTCGCCGTGCTCGGCGTACCAGACGTGCAGGCCGCAACCGTCGGCGTGGTATTCCTGCCACGGCGTCCCGCCAGTCTTGGCTGCGTTGAAAAAGTCGCCTTGCTCGATGCGGGCGTCGATGACGTCTGCCCACTTGTGGAGGTCTACCGCGCCGTTATCGCTGCGTAGGTGGACCTCGATCCGGGCCGGCAGATACGCGAGGTTGATCGAGCTCGGGGCCGGGAGTCCGTGGATCTGCATGAGGGTCGCGATCTCGTAGAGTCGCTCGGCCGCGTCGACGGCGACGGGCGACACGACCTCTGGGCCGGTCACAGCTCGTTGCCGATCTTGAAGGAGCGGACCGGGATGGTGTGCGTGTACTTCAGGGCGATTTCGGGCTGCTCCGCCTTCAGTGCCTTCTGGTCGATCTGCTGCCGGCTGGTGATGTCCCACCGGGCGACGACGGTCCGGCCGATGGTGCCGACGGCCGCGTCGCCCATGGCTGCCTTGACGGCGGCCACCAGCGAGTTGAACTCAGCTTTGAGTCGTGCGATATCGCCTTGCAGCTCGACGATTCGGTCGATGTTGGCGCGCTGCTTCGCAACGCTGACCTTGTCGGCGTTCAGTGCGGTCATGCTTTCCTCCTCGATGTGGGGTTGTGCGTGCCCCGGCAGGGGGTCGAACCCTGCCGTTCCACCATGCGGGGCTGCCTAGCCGAAATCGGGCGCAATGCCTTCGTCCCGCATCTTCGCGTGTAGGACGCGGTACGGGGCCAGATGCTCGACACAAGCACAGTCGCCGTGCAGGTCACTGCACGCAGCTTCATCGTGCTCTGCCGGCTCGTCATCGTTCATGTCTTCGAAGCGGCTCGGCCATTCACGTTCGACGTATCCGGGCTCGGTGGCGAGCAGGGTGTCGGCGCGCTGCTCGGCCGCGGCGAGAGCTTCACGCATGCCGTCACCGCGGGCGCTGTAGCCGAGGGAAGTGAGCACCTCGCTGTACAGGCGCTGGTCGAAGCGACGCAGCCGGCGCATGAACATGCGGACCGCTTCGTCGGTGGCTTCGGGCTCGGTGTGCTTGGTCATTTGGTTCCTCCAGTGTTCTGGGGTGGTGACTCAAGTATGCACGGTGGACGGTGCACCGTCAACCGTGTAGTGTGCCGGGTATGGAAGTAACGGAAACGAGGACGGCGGCCGCGACCGTGGCGGCGGCGCGTGCCCGGCGCCGGGCCCGGTTCGAGCGACTGGCTGACGAACTGCGTGCGGGCGGGTACCGGGTGACGCTGGTCTGCGCGACGAAGGTCGACGGCGCGTGCACGTGCGAGGGAGGGGAGCCGGGGCATGGCGAGTGATGTGGGCCTGCAGGTCCGCTACTCCGACGATGGGCGCGACCTTCAGATCGTGGTCGACGGGAAGGTGATCGTGACGGAGTCACACGAGACGATCGGCTGGGCGGGCCTGGATGCGCTTGAGCGGGCCGCGCGCCGCATCGCCCTCGCGCTGGAAGGGGAAGATGATGTGGGTTAAGGGTCAGCCGTGGCATGTGGTCCGAAGTCTGAACATGCTCAACGCTCAGCTGCGGGCGTTCGCTCCCGCGTCGGTCCCGCCGGCGACGGACGTCAATTCGTGGGGGGCGTACGCCGACAGCAAGCATCAGGTCACGAGTGACCACTATCCGCACTATTACGGGGCTCTGGGGGCGGAGGCGGTGGTTTGCGCGCGGGACTTCCCGCACGCTCCGGCGCTGGGCCTGAACATCGGCGAGGTTTTCGAGGCTATCCGGCTGTCCCGTGATCCGCGGGTCGGGTATCTGATCTTCAATCGGAGGCAGACCGGACCCAATCACGGTTGGGAATGGGATCCGTACGACGAAGATGACCCGCATGACACGCACGGCCACGTTTCGAGCGTTCACACATCGATAGCTGACAGTGTGGCGCCGTGGCAGATCACCATTCCTGCACCATCCGTACCGGCGAGAGGCGATGACGTGGAAAAGCTTGTCAAGGCGGCCGACAATTCGGCGATCTTCT